ATATGAGCACCAAGGAAACGAAGAAGAATATAATCCAAGCTGGGCAAGTAGCAGTTAAAGAGTTAATCAAAGTTGCTAAAGAACCTATTATAGATTATGGTCCTGATATTTCCGCAGACAGACTTAAAAATGCTGCAGCTACAAAAAAACTAGCTATATTCGATGCTTTTGAAATACTTAATCGTATTGAAGAAGAAAAAAATATGTTAGAAGATAAACCTAAAGTTGAAGAAAAGAAAAAATCAAACTTTAAAGGTTTTGCAGAAGGGAGGTCTAAATAATGTACGAGCAAACTCTATATACAATACTAGAAAATTATATTACGCCTAGTACTCTTAAAAAATATAATAAACATAAAAAATGGGAGTATGGTTATAATGATCAGCACGATATGGTTGTTATTAGTAAAGACGGTACAATAGGTGAAATATATGAAATACAAAATCTTAAAATAGCTTTACCAAAAGCAAAGAATATTCATAAGTTTAAAGATGATAAATGGAGTCAGTTTGAATATCCTAAAGTTTTAAGTAAGATAAAAACAGTATTTGATTTTAAACAATATCCAGAGGATTTTAAAGAAAGATGGTATGATTACATTGATAACGAGTTCACCCGTAGGGAGGAAGGTTTTTGGTTTTATAACAAAAGCGTTCCTACTTATCTTACTGGCACTCATTACATGTACTTGCAGTGGTCTAAGATTGACGTCGGGGCACCAGACTTTAGAGAGTCAAATAGATTATTCTTTATTTTCTGGGAAGCTTGTAAGGCAGATCCACGATCCTATGGGATGTGTTACCTTAAGAACAGGCGTTCCGGGTTTTCTTTCATGGCCTCAGGAGAGGTGGTTAACTTGGCAACCATATCAAGTGACAGTAGGTATGGTATATTATCCAAGTCCGGTCCTGATGCAAAGAAGATGTTCACAGATAAGGTGGTACCCATATCAGTTAATTATCCCTTCTTTTTCAAGCCGACCCAAGATGGAATGGACCGTCCAAAGACCGAACTTGCCTACCGTGTCCCCGCAACCAAGTACACCCGTCGTAAGCTCACCGCCTCAGCCGATGAAACCTTACAGGACGAATTACAGGGACTTGACACCACCATCGATTGGAAGAACACCGGTGATAACTCCTACGACGGTGAGAAACTCAAACTCCTCGTTCATGACGAGTCCGGTAAATGGGAGAAGCCGAACAACATCCTCAACAACTGGAGGGTCACGAAGACCACGTTAAGGTTAGGTAGTAGAATTATTGGAAAGTGTATGATGGGTTCAACATCAAACGCTTTAGATAAAGGAGGTAAAGAATTTAAAAAATTATACGATGACTCAGACGTCACAAAAAGAAACAGCAATGGACAGACTCGCTCAGGATTATATAGTTTGTTCATACCTATGGAATGGAATTACGAAGGATACATTGATTCTTATGGACTACCTGTATTCGATACACCGAAAAAAGAAGTTAAAGATCCTCACGGAATAACAATAAAGCAAGGTGTTGTAGAGTATTGGGAAAATGAAGTAGAAGGATTAAAAGAAGATCAAGATGCTTTAAATGAATTTTATAGACAGTTTCCACGTACAACTAAGCATGCTTTTAGAGATGAGTCTAAACAATCTTTATTTAATCTAACTAAAATATACGAGCAAATAGATTTTAATGAAGATTTAAAAAACAGTATAAGCATAACGCAAGGTAATTTTCAGTGGGAAGATGGAAAGAAAGATACTAAAGTTATTTTTATACCAAATAAACAAGGAAGATTTTATATTACTTGGATACCAGATATAAATATACAAAATAGAAGATATATTAAAAATGGTGTAAATTATCCAAGTAATGAACATATGGGAGCTTTTGGTTGTGATCCATATGATATATCAGGTACAGTAGATAAAAGAGGTTCTAATGGTTCATTACATGGACTTACTAAATTTAGCATGGAAAATGCACCGCCAAATCACTTTTTTCTAGAATATATAGCAAGACCACAAACAGCTGAAATATTTTTTGAAGATGTGTTAATGGCTTGCGTATTTTATGGTATGCCAATACTTGCTGAAAATAATAAACCAAGATTATTGTATTATTTTAAGCGTAGAGGTTATAGAGGTTTTGCAATGAATAGACCCGATAAGGCAAGAAATAAATTATCTGTAACAGAAAGAGAAATAGGTGGTATACCTAATTCTAGTGAAGATATTAAACAAGCTCATGCTGCAGCAATAGAAACATATGTAGAAACTTTTGTAGGTTTAAAAGAAACCGGATATGGAGATATGTATTTTCAAAGAACATTAGAAGACTGGGCAAAATTTAATATAAACAACAGAACAACTCATGATGCTTCGATCAGTTCAGGTTTAGCTCTTATGGCTTGTAATAAACACAGATATACGCCTGTAACAAAAAGAGAATTAAAGCCTGTTGATTTAGGTATTAAAAAATATAATAATAAAGGATCGACATCAAAAATTATAAGTTAAATGAATATATACACTAACACTAATAGTCCTTTTCCAAGTCAAGTAGTAAGTGACGCAGAAAAAGCTAGTATTGAGTATGGAACACAGGTTGCTCAAGCTATAGAGCAAGAGTGGTTTTCACAAGGAAGGACTAGTGGTAATAGATACTTAACTAATTGGAATAATTTCCACATGCTAAGATCTTATGCTAGAGGTGAACAATCAATACAAAAATACAAAGATGAGTTAGCTATTAATGGTGATTTATCTTATTTAAACTTAGACTGGAAACCAGTTCCAATATTGTCTAAATTTGTAGATATAGTGGTAAATGGTATATCGTCAAAAACTTATGATATAAAAGCTTATGCTCAAGACCCTGAGTCAATAAAGAAAAGAACTAACTACGCTTCTAAAATATATGAAGACATGTTGTCTAAAGAATATTTAGATAACTTAAAAAATACTTTAGGTATTGATTTATATCAAACGCCTAATACAGATATAATACCAGAAACTACAGAAGAGCTAGAGCTTCACATGCAGCTATCATATAAACAAAGCGTTGAAATAGCAGAAGAAGAAGCTATATCTAGTGTACTTGCTCAAAATAAATATGATTTAACTAGACGTAGATTAAATATGGATTTAGCTGTTTGTGGTATCGCTGCAGCTAAGACTAGTTTTAACACAGCTGAAGGTATTACTGTTGATTATGTTGATCCAGCGTATATGGTATATTCTTATACAGAAGATCCAAATTTTGAAGACATATACTATGTAGGTGAATTAAAAGCAATTACAATACCAGAGCTTAAAAAAGAGTTTCCTAATATATCTGAAGAAGAATTAAAAAGAATACAAGCAATGCCAGGTAATAAATCTTATATTACTGGCTGGGGTGATTATGATTCTAATACAGTTCAAGTTTTATATTTTGATTATAAAACATATCATAACCAAGTATTTAAAATAAAACAAACAGATCAAGGATTAATGAAAGCTATTGAAAAGCCAGATACATTTAATCCACCAGAAAACGAAATGTTTGAAAAAGTTTCAAGATCTATTGAAGTATTATATAGTGGTGCTAAAGTTTTAGGAACTGATACAATGCTTAAATGGGAGCTTGCTGAAAATATGTCAAGACCTTATGCTGATACTACTAAGGTTAAAATGAATTATGCTATATGTGCACCTAGAATTTATAAAGGTAGAATAGAATCATTAGTTAGTAAATGTACTGGTTTTGCTGATATGGTTCAAATTACACATTTAAAACTACAACAAGTTATATCTCGTATGGTACCAGATGGTGTTTATTTAGATATGGACGGACTTGCTGAAGTTGATTTAGGTAACGGTACTAATTATAATCCAGCAGAAGCATTAAACATGTATTTCCAAACTGGTAGCATTGTTGGTAGAAGCTTAACGCAAGAAGGCGATATGAATCCAGGTAAAGTTCCAATACAAGAACTTAATTCTGGTACAGGTGCAGGTAAGATACAAAGTCTTATACAAACTTATCAATACTATTTACAGATGATAAGAGACGTGACTGGACTAAATGAGGCTAGAGATGGTAGTTTACCAGACCGTAACACGCTTGTAGGATTACAGAAACTAGCCGCTAATGCATCAAATGTAGCAACTAGACATATTGTACAGTCTAGTTTATTTTTAACGCTTAAATTAGCAGAAAATATTAGCTTAAAAGTAGCTGATGCTTTAGAGTTTCCATTAACTAGAGCATCATTACAGAACTCTATATCAACATATAACATTAAAACATTAGATGAGGTTGTTAATCTTAATTTACATGACTTTGGTATTTTCTTAGAATTAGAACCAGATGAAGAAGAAAAACAACAATTAGAAGCTAATATACAAATAGCTTTACAAGCTAAAAATATTGATGTTGAAGATGCTATTGATTTAAGACAAATTAAAAATCTTAAATTAGCTAATCAAATGTTAAAAGTAAAACGTAAAGAAAAAGCTAAACAAGATCAATTAGCACAACAAGCTAATATTAAAGCTCAAGCAGAAGCTCAATCACAAGCCGCAGAAAAAACAGCTATGGCAGAAGTACAAAAACAACAAGCTATATCTGGTGCTAATGTAGAATATGAAAAAGCTAAAAGTGAGTTTGAAAAAGATCGTATGCAGTTGCAAGCACAGTTAGATCAACAAAAAATGATGCAGCAACATAAAAATGATATGGAACTTAAACAGCTAGAAGTTCAACAACAACAGCAAAAAGAAAAAGAAATAGAAGATCGTAAAGATAAAAGAATAAAAATGGAAGGAACTCAACAGAGTAAAATGATACAGCAAAGACAAACTGATAGCCCAGCTATAGATTTTGAAGCTGAATCAGGACTAGACATGTCACCTTTCATGTAGTATTAACTATTTAATTATATTATATTATGTCAGAAAAACAAGCAGCCGTAGAGGTGAAGCAAGAAGGTGAATTTACTTTAAAAGGTAAATCAAAACCTAGAAAACCAAAACAATTAGGTAATAAAGAACAAGAAATACAAAAGGTAAATATTAAAGAACCTTTAGTGGAAGTTGAGCCTGATGTTAAAAAAGTAGAAATTAAAAAAGAAGACGATGCCATTCAAATCGGAGAAACAGAGGAGGTATCTGTGGAAAAACCATCCGGAGATAGCACAGAGATGGGAGAACCTGTACAAGAGTCCAACGAGACTACTGAAGGG